GTTATGGATTCGACTTCCTTAGGGCGCACCATATCGGGAAATAGCACAACTTGGTAGTGCACTTGGTTTGGGACCAAGGTGTTGCAGGTTCAAATCCTGTTTTCCCGACCATTATGTCATTTAGCCCTTATTTTATAAGGGTTTTATTATGTTTTAATATTTTTATGTAACACTTTATGTAACACTTTCACCTCTTTTTCTAATTTTTATTGTCTAAATTATCAATAGTTTTTACTAATTCATCAAATTGATTTTTATATAAATGCGAATAAGTATTTAATGTAGTTGCTATATTGCTATGTCCTAAATATTTTGATACCAATAAGATACTTGCACCATTGTTTATTAGTAATGATGCACAACTGTGCCTAAAGTCGTGGATGCGAATATGCTTTTGCTCTGATAGTTTTTCTAATTTTAATTGTTCTCTTTGAATTGTTGTATCAACAAGTGGATATATACCACCAAATGCGAACCAACTATTAGACATATTTTTATAATTGTTCCAATATTCTTTTAATTTTAACAAGTCATCAGATAATATTTTAGGCATTTTAAGTACTCTAATAGATGATTTTGTTTTAGGTGGGATTATCACATACTTTTTACCTTTGATCTTCTGTGTAAGACTTTTATTTATGCTTATTGTACTATCATTAAAATTGATATCATTCCAATTTAATGAATTTGCTTCTTCTTTTCTTAAACCACAATAATATAACATTTCAAAAAAGCATTTGTATTTCAAATCTAATTCACAACTAATAAATTTTATAAACTCATCATAGGTATAGAAATTCATTTCTTTTTTTAACTCATTATGATTAGTAAAGTTATTCATTTTTCTCATTACATCAGATAAATTATAATCTTTATATTTTTCTCCAAATCTTAATACTCCAACAAGAAAAGAATATATCTTGTTTTTATATGTTGTAGAATAATTTTCTTTATCAATAGTTTCTTTCCATAGGTTAAAATGATTTATATTAAATTTATTTACTTTAATATCTTTAATACATTCAAACTTATTAAGATATTTTTTGTAATCAATATATGATGTTACTTTAACTTTGTCTTTTTGAAAATCTAAATATTGATTAAACAAATCATTCATTGTAATAACACTTGTATCAATAGAATTAGTATTTTTTAATAAAAACTGTCTTTCTGCATCAACTGCATCTTTTTTTAATAAAAATGCTTTTGAATTGTATTGCTTTAATTTGCCATATATGTTGTGATACCTAACAGAAAAATGATAGCATCTTCCTTGCTTATCTGGTTTTCTTTTAATAATACTCATTTTACATTACTCCTTTACTTTTTATGCAAATTTTAGTATAATGTAAACGAAAAAGAGATAAGGGTTTTATTCGTTCTTTGTCCTTTTTCATTTACTTATGATCTACTGTTCTCTGCAGTAGGTCTTTTTTTATTATATACTTGCGTTTTTTATAAAATCATATACATAAACTATATATGCTGCAACAACAATAAGATAAAATATAAATTCAAATATACTGTCTGTTTTAAAATCCCATAATAATATAAGTGGAGATAATAAACATAGCATCAATCCAAAATCTCTTAATATATCATATGCTTTTTCAAAAAAATTATTCATATCTTTGTCCTTCTTTCTACTGCAAATCCAAGAATATTTATTGGTAATTCTTTAACTTGCTTCTCTGTGTAAAATTTAGGCATAAACATATCTGTATTATTCATATTGATAGGTGTTAATAAAATTCCTGTATCTTCAACAACTACTGTCTTAAATGTGGCATCACTTGAATTTACCATTACAACACAATCTTTATTATTATATCTTGTTTTATCGTAACATTTTTCAAAAATAACTATATCACCAGGACTATATTTAGGCATCATACTATCACCTGATATTTTTAATGCAAAATATTCTCTACCACCTTTTAGCCAAGATTTAGGTATATCTATATAATCCGTAATATCTTGTTGTGCTTCTAATGGTACACCAGCACGAATTATTCCATATACTGCTATTAAAATGCTGTTTGATTGTTTAACATCATCAAAATTTTTATATTGTGTTGAAATAAGATCAATTAGTGGAACATCAAGAACTTCTGATAATTTCATTATATCATTCATTACAGGTGTTCTTTGTCCTAACTCCCACTTACCAATAGTAGAATAATCTCTTCCAAGTTTATTGGCAAGTTGTTGTTGCGTTAATCCTTTTTCAATCCTTATATGTTTTAAATTATTTGCAAAATTATTCTCCATTGCAATCTTCCTTTCTGTCTTAATTGTACAATATAATTTACACTTTTACAAGACAAATTGGAAAAAAAGTGTTGACACAAGACAATCTGTCTTATATAATTAGGTTAGATAGGAGGTAAAGACAGTGAACGCATCATTGGTTATTAAAGGTTTAAGAAGATCAAGAATGAAAACACAAAATGATTTAGCAAAGTATTTAAATGTATCAAGAACAACATATTTTAATTACGAACAAGAGCCACTTAAATACAATTTGAAAGTATGGATGAAAGTAATGGAATATCTAGAATGCACTGATCTTGAGTTTAACAAATTTTTAAATGCTTTAAAACAAGACTATTTGTCTTATAAGAAATAAAAGAAAGGAGAATTTATGAGGATAGTAAAGAATAGACTATCGGCAGCAGAAACACTAGATGTATTAAATAAACAATGGTTAGATACATCAGATATTCAACTAATACTATCAGTAGGACAGACAAAAGCAAGATCAATAAAGAATGATATAAGGAAAGACTTAATAGAGAATAAGTATTACTTACCAAACAATCTAATTCCTACAGAGGCATTAGTTAAATATGCACATATAAGCATTGAATTTTTAAAAAAGAATAAATAAGTAAATGAAAAAGGAGAAAGAAAAATGAAAAAACTAATTAAATCAATTACTAGAATAGGGGCACTTTTAATCGTAATTCACGATACATATACAACAACAATTCATAGTTGGATAACAGGACAATATGCAGGATTTACTTGGATTGGAATAATTATATTTACTATTGCATTGCTTTATACGGTTAGTGAGTTAGATAAATGTATGGAATAGGAGAAATCAATGAAAAATGGATTTGTTATATATCAAGACTACAAAGAAATTCTATCCATATTAACTGATGAAGAATTAGGTAAATTGTTTAGATCATTGTTTGATTATGAGAAAGATGGAACAATTCCAAAGTTTAATAGAACACTAATGGTAGCATTTAACTTCATTAAAGGAAATTTAGACAGAGATAAAGATAAATATAATGAAAAGTGCAAAAAAAACAAAAAAAATGGTGAACAAGGTGGTAGACCAAAAAACCGAACGGTTATTTTGGAAACCGACACTAAAAGTGAGAAACCCAAAAAACCCGATATAGATATAGATATAGATACGGATATAGATACTGATACAGACACAGATATAGATACTACTAAAGAAAGAAAAGAAAGTGGTAGTTGTTCTATTTATGAATTTTATGAACAGGAACTAGGAAGAACAATAGCACCTAGTGAATTTGAACAAATTGATAAATGGATATCTGATTATGGATTAGATAAAACTAAACTTGCGATTGTTGAAGCAATTAGCAAAGGCAAAAGAAACGCATCATATGTCAATGGAATATTAGCAAATTGGAAAGACTTATCTATACAGGAAATTAAAGAGCAAAAATCTAAATCAAACAATAAATATCCTGATCCTGAATGGATGAATAAAACAATTACTGCTGAACAAGCATCTAGTGAAGAACAAAAAGAATTAGAAAAGGTATTAGGTGAAATAAACTTATGAACATATTACTAGCAATATTTATATTACTAGGCATAGTTATTGAAATAATTTATTTACTAGAAAAGAAAGCACTATTTATAAACATAAACTATAAAGCAAAATACGATTTGTTAAAACTAAACAATAAAGAATTACTAGATAACACGACCGATTTAAAAAGTGCTTTAGAGATAGCAAATAAAAAGATTGAAACGAATAATAAAGCAGTTAAATTATTAAGAAAAATACCAAGTGCAACTAAAAGAAAACTTGGAATATTAGAAGAAAAAAAGAAATAGGGGAATGTTATGGATTTAAAAGGAATATTTAAAGATTTACAAGACAAAGATAAATGGAAAAATTATTTAGACAATGACCAAGTAGAAAAATATGCAGAAGATCATCCTGATGAAATATATGCTGATGATTACAACCAATTTATTGAAATAAACGGAGAACAATATATTAAATGCGTTGTATGTAATGAATGGTATCACGAAAGCAATATGAAAGATACAACAGAAACATTTCAAATTGGAATGGTATGTGATGGATGCTATGAGCAATGTAAAGAAGATAGGTGAAATATGGAATATTCAAATTATGTTTTAGAAAATTTAAGTATATCTACTTGGAAACACAGAAAAGATTTACTAAATGATTTAAAAGAAATAGGAGTAAAAACAACTCCAAGACAGATAAGATTTATGATCCAAAAAAACAACAGAGATTATGCAAATGGAATAAGTGATTATGTAATAGTACACGGAATTCGTGGATACAAAAAAACAAATAATTGGAATGAAATAGAACCATCTATTGCAGACCAAAGAAGAAAAGCATTAACAATGCTTGTTGAAACTTTAAAAATTGAAAAAGAATACAAAAGAAGAAACAAGACAAGAGCAACTAAAGATACACAAGATGACATAGATAAAAAGATTGATGAAATAAATTTTTTAGAAGGAGAAAATTAAAATGAAACAATGTAAGACAGTATTAAAAGCACTTATAGAAAATCCAAGCAAAGAATTTACAGCAAAAGACTTTCAAAGTGGTAAATATTTTGTAGGTTATGAAGCTACTGCAAGAATGAGTGATGTTGCAAGAGAATATAGCAATTTAGTAATAGTAGGAAAGATAGATAGATATAGAACATTAAAACTAAATAAAAACAACTTTAAAGTAATTGAAAACATTAAAAAAATGTTAGGAGAGGAATAATGAATAAAGTAATTTTAATAGGTAATGTAACAAAAGACATTGAAGCAAAAGCAACACAAAGTGGTAAAAACTATTGCAGTTTTACACTTGCATTGAATAGAGGTAAAGATAAAGCAGATTTCGCACCTTGCATTGCTTGGGATAAAGCATCAGAACTTATAACAAAATATGTTAGTAAGGGAGATAAACTTGCAGTTGAAGGAAGATATACAACAGATAATTATACTAACAAAGAAGGCAAGAACATAACTAGAACCTATGTAACTGTTGAAAGAACTGAATTCTTATCAAAGAGTAAAAAAGCATCTGATGAACAACAAGTTGATCAACAAAAAACAGCAGATATTAAAAAAGAATTAGATAAACCAGCAGAAGAAGCAAAAGATCCATTTGCAGATTTCGGTAACAATTCAAATGTTGATGATGACTTTCTTGAATAGGTGAACATATGAAAATGTATGGCACACCAAAAGAGATAATAAGCAAGGTATTAGATTTAGATCAAAACAAATCATATATAGTTGAACTACACGAACCAAAGAGTGCAAGAAGTTTAGAACAAAATAGACTTTTGTGGCATTTTATTGGCGAGATAGCAAAGCAACAGCAATGTGATGATATGGAAATATATATCAATGCACTAGAAGATGCTAATGCTAAATATGAATATATACTTGGAATGCCAACAATAGAAAAGGAATTAAAAAAGAATTTTAGAGCAGTTAAAATTGTTAGACCTCAAGATTATCAAGGCAAAAAAATGTATGTTTACAAGTGCTTTATTGGAAGCAGTAAATTTAATACTGAAGAAATGACACAACTTATTGAAATAGTTATGAAATATGCAGAAGATATTGGAATACCAACAGGAATAATTTAGGAGGAATATGTTAGAAGTGATACTAGGGAATATATTTTTATTAGTACTTATTGGATGGTCAGTACTTATGATCCTACTAAATTTTCTTAACGACCTAATTGAAAAAGAAAAAAATGTTAGGGGGAAAAGAAAATGACAATGTATGAAGCACAAGAAAAGATTGATCATTTAAACAACAATATTGAACTTAAACAAAAACAAATATCATTGCTTTTCTCCAAGACACAACCACAGGCAACAAAATTTGATAGTGATAGAGTTAGTGGTGGAACAAGAGAAAGCAAAATTCAAACATATTGCGAAGATACTGAACAACTGCAAAAAGAACTAGATAGTTTATTAAAAGAGCGAAAGATTTACCAGGACTATTTAGAAAGCGAATTAAAGGCAATAGACAAGTATAATCCACAAGTTAAGAGAATTATTGAGGGAAGGCAGAAATATCACCTTACCTGGTCTAAAACAGCCAAATATGCAGCATTCAGTAGAAGCCAAAGCATAAGATATTACAATTACTTTTATAAAGGGAGAAAAAATGAAAGATAAAGATAATAATGATATTAAAAAAATACAATCAATGTTAGATGCTGAAGAGCAAACAGATGATAAAGACAATGGGCATTATATAGAAAATTTTTATAAGCACGAATTGTCTAGAGAAAATAAAAAAATCAAAAAACTAATTAAAAGGAGAAATAAAAATGAAATATAAAGTTGGAGATAAATTTACACCAACAAAAGCCACATTAAAAACATTTACTAATTTAGATAAAGATAGTATATTGACAATATCAAAAATAGAAAATGATTTAATATATTTGAATTGTGAAATTTATAATTATGTATGGGCTATCAAAGATGATTTTAATAAATATTTTATGCCATTTAAAGAAGATATTATTGAATATAAAGGTAAAAAATATGACGTTATTGACGAATATAAATATATTGGTGCAGATAAAAAATATGATATATGCTTAAAAGAGCATAAAGAAGAAATACTTGATAAAAAAGAAAAAGAATATCTTGAAAATGTAATTAAACCATTTAGAAATAGAATTACTTATATTAAAAAAGATAAATATTTATCTGAAAATTTTGCTATTGGAATACAACTAGATGATGATGTAATTTTATTACCTGAATTTAATGACACAAGAATGTATAAAGGGATGGAACTTAATAAAAAATATACATTAGAAGAATTAGGATTATAGAAAGAGTAAATAAAATGGAAGAAAAGAAAAAAGAAATTAAAAAAGGATTACCAAGTTTTGAAGAATTAAGAAAAGTAGATCTAGATAGATACATTAAAAAAAGAGATGATGCTGATTATATCAACTGGGCAACTGTTAAACAAATATTACACGATAATGGTGCTAAAGTAGTTTATTTTGAACCTGTACAGCAGCCAAACGGAAGTTCTTTAATTATGTGTGATAAAGAATTTGTTGATAAGAATGGTGGATCTAACAGAGTTTATGAAACAAGGATTAGAGTTGTTATTGATGATTTGAAATTTGAAATGCAAGGTCCAGTAATGAATGGTGCTAATCCTGTTAAAGATAATTCAATGACACAGCAAAGATTATGGAATAGCCAAACAAGATTATTTGTTAAGGGAGTAGCAATCCATACTGGTCTAGGATTTGATATGTGGAGTAGGATAGAAGATAAAGAAGATAATGACAATGTTGAAGAAGATTTATCTAAACACAACATATTCAAAATTGCTGAAAGAGTTAAAGAAAAACTAACAAACTTAATGAAGCAAGGTATGACATTTGAAGATATTGCTGCAAGTCTTAATATTGAACCAGATGTACTTAAATCTTATCTATCATATTATGATATTCTAAATAGACTTGAACAATCTATTGATAAAATAAAAGTTAATGATAAAAAGCAAAGATAGAAGTTATTATATTGGTGCTTCTGATACAAAATTTGTTGTCGGAAATTGGAATACCAAAACATTTAGCGAATGGTGGCTAGAAAAGATTGGTATTCCTAAACGACAAGTAAATAACAAATATACTCTTGCTGGTACTAATTATGAACACAGGATCATAGAAGCATTAAATATTCCTATTGAAACAGATAAACAAATTATTAAGAATAGATTAAGAGTAAATTTAGATGGTAATACAAAAGATAAAATATATGAAATTAAGACATACGGATATTCTAAAGGATTTGATATAGACAGACACAAAGACTATTACGAACAAGTACAAGTTGAAATGTATGCAAGTGGAATACATAATGCAGAGATAGTTGCATACGGATTATTAGAAAAAGATTATAATAACTTTTTCAATGATATAGAAAAAGACAGACTTATGGAAATAGATATACCATATGATGAAGAGTTTATTAAAAGAACATACATACCTAGACTAAATTATTTAAGCGAATGTTTAGATAAAGAATGTATGCCTAGTGAATATGATTATTTGATGGAATATCCTAAATATGTAGAAAAGAAAGAATAGAAAAGGAGAGATAGAATGAGTATAATGTCAGTTAAAAAAAATGGTAATGGTGATGAATATTATACACCTGATTATGTAGTAGAAATATTAGTACCTTATTTAAAAAATAAAAATATAAAAAAAATTTGGTGTCCTTGTGATAAAGAAACAAGTGAATATGTTAGAGTATTTAAAAATAATGGCTTTGATGTAATATATTCTCATATTGATAACGGGCAAGATTTTTTAAATTATATACCTGACGAAGACTATGATTGTATAATAACAAATCCACCATTTAGTATTAAAAATAAGATATTAGAAAGATGTATTGAACTAAATAAACCATTTGCAATATTGCTAAGTGCTACTGTAATTCAAAGTGCTAGTCTAGTACAAATATTATCTAAGTTAGAAGATTTTAAAATGATAATGTTTGATAAAAGAATTAGTTATAGTGGAGATAGACCTCCATTTCCAAGTTGGTACTTTACAAATATGTTACTAGATAAAAATGAATTTTATATTTATAAAGAAGACCCAAAATATTTATATAACATATGGAAAGAGAAAATAGAAAAGGAGAGATAGAATGAGTATTAGTATAAGTATAGTTGCAAAAAGAAAAGTAGCAATATTTGATACAAATATTACCTATAATTTAGCACCAATTTATTATAAAGCAATTGATGAAGAATTAGGTTTTAAAAAGTTAAAAGGTATGACTTGTAAAAAAGCATTACCAATAATCAATAATGCTATTAAAAATATGTTAGACAATAAAGAAGAATATTTGAAATTAAACCCTGAAAACGGTTGGGGCAGTTATGATGGATTACTTGAAGAATTTAAAAAAATGAGAGAATGTTGTGAAGATAATCCTGATGGAATATTTGAAATGGATTTATAGGAGGACATTATGGAAATAAATGTCAATGCCTATACAATAGAAAAGGAGAGATAGAATGAAATCAGGACTTATGTTAGGAGTTAATCCTAATGCAAAAAGAGAAGAAAATGATTTTTATGCAACTAATCCAACAGCACTTAAATTATTTTTAGAAAATTATAAAGAACTTAATAAAATGGATTTAGAAAAGGAAGTGTAGATATGAAACGAATGAGTGATGAAGAATTACAAGAACTAAATAAAATTAAAGATTTAGATATAATTGAATGTTATATTAAATTACTTTATAAACTAAATAATGAATTTCATAAAAAGCCAAATGCAGAATATTATAAATCTTCTAGCAAATATGATTATTATATAGAAAAGCCGTTTAAAAAAATATATTTAGATGAGAATGATAATTATTATTATAAAGATTATTATTACAATGCAGTTGGAGCAAAAAACAATGGTTGCCCAAAATCAACAACATATAGTCAATATTCTTTAAGTTTCTGCTTATCATTATGCAAATATAGTAAAAGCAAAATTAAAAAAATAATTGATGATAATATAAAGGCAGATGATAATAATGAGTAAAGAATATGTAGAGCCAATAGTAGCTGATAATAGTGGCAATGTATATATATCAATTAAAACAGCAAATGAATATATGGATAAATATATGAAAACATTATTAGAAGTTAAAAAATACGCAGAAACTGAAAAAGAAGATTTAATTAGTGGTGGCGAAGTTTGCGAAGACATTTTAGAAATTGTAGATAAAGCATTAGGAGATGATAAGTAATGAATAGTTATGATATAAACTTAAATAATATAGGCTGTATTAAAGAAAGACAAGAGTTCGGTTATACAGAATATGTAAATATATGCACAAATCAAACAACGAGAATTAATTGGGGTTTTGATATATGGCTTTTAATGATTTTTGCACTTATTGTTATAATATCTGTTGTAACATTTATAATAGTTGATAGCAATAAATATTCAATACCAATAGTTAGGCAAAAATAATATGAGCAAAAGGTCAATATGGTGTCCGTTTGATACTGAAAACAGTGAGTTTGTAATTTTATGCAAAATATGGAACTAAAATGGAACGATTGTTATTGTATAATGATAGTGTAAGAAATAAGCAGAGAAGCCATTATCTATGCTATTATCTTACCATTTTTCTTATTCCTTTTAGAGAAGCATCTGAATAAGGTGCTTTTATTGTGGAGTTTTAATGATAAAAGTAATTATTGATTACAAGTTTTTATCTTGGAATAATTATATAGGCAAATGCAGAACTAATGTCTATATAGCGAATAAAGTTAAGCAAGATGAAACAGAATTAGTTAAATACAAATTTATGGGACTACCAAAAATAACCAATTATCCAGTATCTATTGAATTTAAGTGGCATATAAAGAACAAACAGAGTGATCTTGATGGAAGATGCTGCAAGAATATCCTTGATGGAATAGTAAGAGCAGGAATATTGGTTGATGATAGTGTCAAATACATAAATAAGATAACGCACATATATATACCAGATACCACTGATTATGTTGAGGTAAACATAGCAGATGGAGAATAAGAGATTAAAAAAGGTGGTTGATTTTGTGAAGCAAGAATTAAAGAAAAGAATAAAAGAGATGATTGCCGACAACAAAGATCTACCAACAATATGCAAAGAATTAAAATTCAATGATTATGAAGTTATTGGATTGATTGAACTAATGAAACAAGATGGTGAATTAGTAGACTATGTAAATGGTGAAATAGTTAAACTAAAGAAACCTATACAAGCAAGTAGAGTGTATAAGATACCTAATGATGCACAAGAACTTAATTTACTACTTATATCTGATACTCATTTAGCAAGTAAATTTGATAGGTTAGATATACTTAACCATCTATATGAAGAAGCAAAGCAAAGAGGAGTACATATTGTACTTCATTCTGGTGATCTTACAGATGGTAGAAGCAACAGAGCAGAACAAGTATATGAACTTAAAGAACCTAGTTATGAGGGACAAGTTGACTATGTAATAAAGAATTATCCAAAGGTTAAAGGAATAACGACTTATGTTATTGGTGGCAACCACGATCAATTCTGGTACAAGTTTTGTGGAAGCGACATAGTACAAGCAATTACTAACGAGAGAAAAGATATGGTATATCTTGGTGCTGATGTTGGTGATTTAAAAATAGGCAATTTATCTGTTCGTTTATATCACGGAAAAGGAAATCAAGCATATAGTCGTTCGTACCGTATTCAAAAATATCTAGATGCTATGCCTATTGATGAAAAGCCAGATATATTGCAAACAGGACACATTCATCAAGCATTCTACTTTAAGCAAGATTTTACTCATTGCTTTCAAACGGGTTGTCTTGAGGATCAAACACCATTTGCTAGAAGTCTAGGATTAAGCAACGAAAAGAGTTGCTGGTGGGTAAATGTTAAATTTGATAATAAAGGCAATATATTAAGTATTACACCTGAATTAGAAGAATTTGATAAGAAAAAAGAAACATCTAAAACACTAATAAAGAGGAAGTGATTAAAATGGCTTGTGGTAAAAAGAAAGTATCAACAAAAAAAGGTAAAGGCAAAAAGAGAAAATAAGTTACAATTCATTTACTGATATTATTGAAGCATTTAGTTTACTAGATAGATTAGTAGATATATTGGTAAGATTAACTATTATAGTTAGTCTAGAGTAGATAATACCTTGTTGCGAGGTTTAAGTATATGCAATCAGTGGGAAATTATCTATTCTAGAGTGATTATAATACTAACGAGAAGGCTTCTTAAGTCCTAGTAGAGTAGTCAATAATCACTATTGGAAAAAGAAATATCTTTTATAAAGTGGGCTGTATTAACACGGTGCACTTAATTTTCTATTAAGGCATAGTACGTGCGAATAATAACAATTTTCAGGTTTACCGAAAAGTTTATTGATTATCCTGTAGTTATTTTGTTAATAATTATAACTAAAAAACTTTAATCCGTGCAGAGAGATTGGCTCTGCTTTATTGCTGGAATAGCCGAATGGTAAGGCAACTGCTCTGTAAGCAGTAGATTGTGGGTTCAAATCCTTCTTCCAGCACCATATACTTTCTCCTGATGCTATTTACAGGTAGTGCTGGATACACCTTAAGTGGTATATCTAGCAGTATCTATAAGGGAGACACATCTATGAGTGAAGAAAGAATAAAAAGATTACTATTTATATTAAAACTTAAATACACAAGAGAGGTATCGCCTAAAATTAAGCATAGAATATGGAACAACATACAGGAATTACAAGATAGATTAGACAATATACAATATCCTAGCGAATAAGAAAGGAATGATAATATGGCAAGAGGTAAAAAGTTAGACAACGAAACAGTATATAAGATTATGACAGCATACTTTACTACTGGTAATACAGAAGAAGTATCAAACCTATTAGATATTCCTGGATCTACTGTAAGAAGCATAATAGATAGATATGAGGATGATGAGAAATTCGCTAAACTTCGCACTAAAACAGAAGATAATTTTGCTGCTAAAGCAACTAAAATAATCAATAAAGGCACAGAACTTCTTAATAAGCGATTAAATACTGCATTAGAAGATCAAGAAACACTAGAAGAAATACTAGAAGAAGCAGCATCACAATCAAAAGAAGATGTAAGCCCAGCACAGATAAAGCAATTAGTAAAAAAGATAAATCAATTACAATTAAATAATTTAAGCGAAATAACAACAGCAATAGGCACTCTATATGATAAGAGAGCACTTGCTAAAGGTGAACCAACAGCCAACAATACAATAACAATAACGGTTGATGATGTAGATGATAGTAAATGAGCGAAATAAAATTCAAAATACCATTAAGTGTATATAATCCAGTATATAGACCATTACTAGATTGTAAGAAAAGATATTTAGTATTTTATGGTGGATCAGGAAGTGGTAAGAGTTATTTTATTGCTGAAAGATACATTAGGAAGATGCTTAAAGAACCATTATGTAATTTATTAGTAGTAAGAGAAACTGGTAAATCAAATAGAGATAGTACTTATGCACTATTGAAGCAGATAATAAACAAGTGGGGATTACATAAATACTTTATTCCCAATGAAAGCGATTTAAGAATAAGATGTACTTTAAATGGTAATGAAATAATCTTTGGTGGACTAGATGATGTTGAAAAATTAAAATCAACAACATTTAGTAGAGGAGATTTAACAGATATATGGATGGAAGAAGCATCTGAAACACTAGAAAGTGATTTCAACCAATTAGACTTGCGTTTAAGAGGTAAAAACGCAACACACCAGATAGTTTTATCATTCAACCCAGTAGATATTAACCATTGGTTAAAAAAACGCTTCTTTGATACTAAAAATGATAATGCAGAGGTGCTTCATACAACATACCTTGATAACAATTTTGTTGATGAAGATTATAAAAGACTATTAGAGAGTTATAAGACAAGTGATCCATATTACTATTCAGTATATTGTTTAGGACAATGGGGAACACTTGGAAAGACAATATTTGACCAAGAAAAAGTACAAGAGAGAATAAATACAATAAAGAAGCCAATTAAAGTTGGCTATTTTATTTATGACTATGATGATGGAATGCCTCAAGATAAGAAGATACAGAACATTAAATGGATAAATGATCCTGATGGATATATCAAAATATATGATGTACCTAACATATACAAATATGTAATAGGTGGAGATACAGCAGGAGAAGGAAGCGATTACTTCACTGCACAAGTGTTGAATGCACGAACAGGTGAACAGGTTGCTACTTTAAAGCAACAATTTGATGAAGATGTATATGCTAAACAGATATATTGTTTAGGTAAATACTATGCAGATGCTTTAGTATCTATTGAATGTAATTTTAGTAGTTATCCTATAAAGGAACTAGAACGACTTGGATATACTAACATGTATGTTAGAGAAAAAGAAGATACATATACAGGAAGCATTGAAAAGAGTTATGGATTTAGAACAACTAGCATAACAAGACCTGTAATAATAGCAGAACTTGTTAAGATAGTAAGAGAAAGTACTGATTTACTGAATGATAAAGAAACATTAGAAGAAATGCTAACATTTGTAAGGAATGAAAAAGGTAGACCAGAAGCACAGATAGGTACACACGATGATTTAATTATGGGGCTTGCAATAGCATATAGAAGCAGAGAGCAAGTAATACTAGATGATGAAACAATTATTGTACCAAGAGAGAGAAACTTCTCGTTTGAAGATGTAGAAGATAATGGATATGGAAAGATAGAGGTAATTTAATGGAAATAATACTAGCAATATCAATAACAGGTGCACTAACAATAGTGTCTTTTTATGTTGGGGCAAGAATAGGACAAAAGATATCACACGATGAACCTATTGCATTACCATCACTACCTGTTAAAGAAGATAAGAATACTAAAAAAAGCAAAGATAAACTTGCTACTATTCTTAACAATATTGATAACTATGATGGAACAAGCAAAGGACAAGTAGAGGTGAAATAGTAAATGGATGAACAAGAGATAAAACAAACAGACCTATGGTTACTATATGAAAGAGGTGTAAGTTTTAACCGACTTCACGATATATACTCTGATGTAGATAGATGCAACAGATTTTATAATGGTGATCAATGGGCAGGATTAAAGAGTGGTGGAGTTGAACCTGTATCATTCAATATCATTAAGCCAATAGTTAAGTACAAAGTAGGAACTATCAATCAAAACCTATGGGCAATTAACTATTCAAATGATAACTTTTTAGACCAAGATAACAAGGAATTACTAGATACAACTTGTAAGATGCTAAACAAGAGAGCAGACCAAGTATTTGAAAAAGATAATATGGACTATAAATTGCGTAGATTTAGTAAACAAGCAGCAATAAATGGCGAAGCAATTATCTATGTAAACTATGATGATGATGCAGATGATCCAACAAACGAATTATTATCTATTACTGATATTTGCTATGGTAATGAAAACTCTAGTAGCATACAAGAGCAACCATATATCATAATCAAGTCAAGAAAGCCAGTATCTGCTATACAAAAGATGGCAAGAGATGCAGGTGTTAAAGAAAGTGATTTAGAACTAATAAAAAGTGATAATGAAACATCTGAACAAGCAGGAGAACTTGCAAAAGATGAAGTAAATGATATGTGCATCATTCTAACAAAGATGTATAAGAAAGATGGCAAAGTACTATTTAGCAAGAGTACTAGATATCTTGATATAGAAACAGATAAAGATAGTGGACTAACATACTATCCATTAACACATATGTTATGGGAAGAAGTAGAAGGCAGTGCTAGAGGAATAGGTGAAGTTAAATACTTAATACCTAATCAAATAGAAGTAAATAAGACAATTATGCGTAGAGCAATAACTGTTAAACAGACTGCATATCCTCAAAAGGTAGCATTAGTTGATAAGATACAAAATCCTGAAGCACTAACTGAAGTTGGTAGTATTATTAAAGTATTAGGAATGAATACTACTGATGCAAGACAAATATTAAGCTATACATCACCAGCACAGATGAGTACTGATGCTTCACAACTAGAAAAAGAACTAATAAGCACAACAAGAGAACTTGAAGGTGCTGGAGATATAGCAACAGGTAGTGTAAATCCAGAAGATGCTTCTGGTAAAGCAATACTTGCAGTACAACAAGCATCACAACAACCATTAACAGAACAAGTATTATCATTAAAGACAGCAATAGAAGATCTAGGTCGTATATACATTGATATGTGGAGAATATATGCGAAGAATGGATTACAAGTATCATATGATGATACAGATGCTAATAATCAAATAGTACAAAAGACAACATTTATTACAAAAGACACTTTAAATAAATTAAAAGCAAAAGTTAAAGTAGATATTACTCCAAAGAGTAGTTATGACAGATTTGCAGTTGAACAATCTTTAGAAAACTTATTCTTACAACAAAAGATAACATTTGAAGAATATGTAAAAGCATTACCTGATGATAGTGTAATGCCAAAGAAAACACTTGAAATAATTGTTGAAAACAGAAGAAAAGCACAGAAACAAATAGCAAGTATTCAACAACAAGCAAATTCATTGATGAATAATGGTAATCAACAGATAGCAAATGCAGAAGATGCACAAAGTACTATTCAAAACATACAACAAGCAGGAAACGAAATTGCACAGCAAGGTGCACAACAAACAACACAACAAACTATGCCACAACAAGCATAGTTTTTGTTTGTCCGAACATTAAGACAATAAACTAAATGGTAGAAAGAATGCCGACAGGCAATAAATGGTGAAAAAATGGACAATGAGTTAGAACAAGCTAACACTGAAAACACTGATACACAAACAGTAGAACAAAATGTGGATGGAGTAGAACTAACAGATGGTTCTTCTGAAAAGGTAGATACTTCTAAAGAAGTAGCACCAACAAAGGAAGATACAGATGCTAAACAGCTCAAAGACTTCTTGAAAGAAAACCCTAAATATCAAGATGACTTTAATAATATAGTTAAATCAAGATTAGATAGGGAAAGCAAGAAGTATCAAACAAAACTAGCGAAATATGAGAACATTGAGAAAGTTCTTAATGCTGGGCTAGGTACACAAGATATTGATGAGAGTGAAACAAAATTAAGAGAATTCTATGAAAAACAAGGTATCAAGATGCCTGATAAATCCATTGAAGGATTAACAAATCGTGATTATGAATTATTAGGTAAAGCAGATGCAGAAGAAATAATAGAGAGTGGAGATGCTGAAGAAGAAGCAAATCGCTTGGCTAATAAAGGATATGACAAGATGAATGATAGAGAAAAGACTACATTCACAACACTTGCCGAATATCTAACAAAAGAGAAGAAAAAACAATCTCTTAAAGCAATAGGTGCATCAACAGATATTCTTAATTCAAAAGAATTTAATGAGTTCGCTTCTAAATTCAATAACAGCACAGATATCAAAGATATATATGATTTATATTCAAAGGTATCAAATAAAACTCAACCTAAAGTTGAAAAAATTGGAAGTATGAAATCTACTGAAGCAGATAACACAGTAAAAGACTACTATTCATTTGAAGAAAGTTTAAAGTTTACTAAAGAAGATTTTGATAAAAATCCTAAACTATTCGCAGCAGTAGAAAAGAGTATGCCTAAATGGTAAAAATTTAAAAAAAGAAGGGAATGATTTATTATGGCAGTTACACATTTTCAACAAACAATATGGTCAAAGAAAATCCAAGATGATTTAGAGAGGGAATGCAAACTTGTAGCAAATTGCAACACTAAATATGAAGGTGATGCTAAATATGCTAACACAGTTAAAATTTTAGGAGTAGGTGATCCTACTGTTAGTGGTTATACTGGTGCAGATATCACTATTGAAGGTATGACAGACAAAGATCAACTATTACCTATTGATGTTGCTAACTATTTTGCTTTTGAAGTAGAAGATATTGATAAAGCACAAAGTGTTCCAGGACTTCCTGAAAAATATCAGAAGAAAGCAGTACACAAACTTGCTGTTAAGAGAGATGAATTCATTGGTAAATTAGTTGCTGGGAAAGCACAAACTACTGTAGATGAAGCAGCAAAGAATACTACTTACAAGGAAGGTGCTACTAATAGTACTACTGCAACAGCAAATACTGAAGATGCAGTTATGAAAGCCATTGATGCAGCAATCGTTGCATTAAGAACTCGTGATTATAGTGGTACTGATGGTGTTATTGAATTAACTCCAGCAGCATATAATACTGTAAAGAACAAGATCTTAACATTAAGCACAAACAATGTTGACTTAATCAAGAGAGGTGTTGTTGGTATGTATGATACATTTGAAGTTGTTATGAGCAATTCTTTATATAAAGATGCTACTAATGCTTATTGTATCGTTCGTTCTAAAGAAGCAGTATCATTCGCAGGTCAAATCAATAAAGTTGAAGCAGGTAGAATGGAAAAGAAGTTCGCAGATTATATTCGTGGACTTGATACATTTGGTGCTAAAATTACATCACAAGATGAATTACAAACATTACTTGTACCTATTGCTTAACATAATTAAGGAGTGTCTTAACAGATACTCCTCTTTTATCGTATATAGAGTATTTAAAACTAGTGCAACTCTAGTTTATACGACTAATGACTAATAGAAAGAGGTATTAAAATGGACTTTTTTGTAGAGAAACCAGACTTACAATTACATCAAGGAGTTAGAGTAGATAAAACTACTAAATTATCGTTTAAAAATGATAGAGTTAACCAATCTATCAAAGATTTGAAACTTAAATCTAAAATAACAACAAAGAATGAGCAGTATGAGAGTGTTACTAATCTAACAATCAACTTAAATGAAGGTGATATAGTGCTTTTTGAAGAAGAAAGGGGCTATTTTCTGCCTAGTATTGCAGTTGAGAGTATAGATGAAAGCATAAGTGATTTACAAGCACTAAATGGCTTTAAATTAACAATTAAAAAGGAGTGATAAATATGACAATAAAAGATATGAAGCAAAGAGTATATAGACTTATAGAAGAATTAAGTACTACTGATACAATAAAACTGACAGATGATCCTGATTTAGCAGCAAAAATTAACACTTCTATAAACATTGTACAAAACGAATTAGCAAGAATTAAAAAAATACCTAAAATAACAACAAAAACAGTTACTGAAGGTGAAACAATGCTAATTACTGATATTGCAAGTGATGTATATCAATTAAATCGTATTAGTGGAGTTACATTTGATTTAGTACAAAATGAAATTACATTTTTAGAAGGTGGAACTGCAAAATTCTATTACTATGCTTATCCAACACAAATTGATAGTGAAACAGCAGATACAACAGTACTAGACTTATCAACAGATGCACTTGAAATTATGCCTTTTGGAGTAGCAGGAGACATTTTAAAAGCAGATGTATCTACTAACTATGGTGCTGTATATTCCAATCGTTATAATGAACTAAAACAAGGACTAGATGCTAGAAATAATGCAGGCAGCATAGAGTTTGAGGAAGTGGAATTATAATGGCAACATTAGTAAATAGATTATATGGAAACTTTAGAGGTGTAGATTTTGCAAATGATTTACCAGAATTAACAAGATCAGATGATGCTTGTAATATGTGGATAAATTATCAAAAAGGACAAGGTGTAGAAACAAGACCAGGTGAAACATTTTTAGGTAAAATAGCCGATGGAAATATATATGGGCTATTTTTTTATCGTATAAATGATGACAATTCACAAATATTAGTACATTGTGGTACAAAACTTTATTTGTGGAACAATTTTGGTGCTTGTTTTTCTACTACTAATAATACTAAAACAACTCCTAATTTAACAGTACTAAAAGATGGTATGAATATTGAAAATAGTCAAGCATTTGTATTTAATAATATATTATTTATCAAAGATGGAATTAACTATTTAGAATATGATGGTGCTACTTGTAAAGATGTAGTACCAACAATACCAATTACATCAATAGGAAAGAAGCCAACAGGTGAGATATACAGTGATGATTATAAAGATACAGTATATCAAGATGTAAATTTGCTTACTGGTTTAAGAAAAAATGGGTTTGTCGCTGATGGAACTAGCACCAAATTCTACCTTGATATAGGCAGTTTAGATGCTAAAAGTGTATATATATGCACAGCAGTTGTAAATGATGGTTCTACTCTTGTAGAAGATGTTGATTTTACTGTTGATAGAACAAATGGAATAGTTACATTTAAAACAGCACCTGCAGTACCAAATGAAGATGGAGAAAGTAATGTATTTATTACATTCTCAAAGACAGGAACAGACTATAAAAACAGAATTTTACATTGTAATAAACTTGTAGAGTTTGATAATAGAATATTTTTCACTGGTAATCCTGATTATCCTAATACAGTATTTCATAGTGAATTAGAAGATCCAAGATATATTCGTGATACAGCATACTATTTAGTAGGATTAGATGTAGCACCTATCAAACAATTAGTTGCTGGGAATGGTATTTTATGGATATTTAAAGAACAAATACAAACAAATTCAAAGGTATATTATATGACACCAACAATAGATAACACTTATGGAAAGGTATATCCAGTAGTAAGTGGAAATATTGAAAAAGGTTGTGTTAGTACAGCAGTCAACTTTAATGATGATATCTGCTTTTTTAGTGCTAACGGAATGGAAGCCATTGCAGAAAAATTAGGCAATGATCAAATACTTCAACATAGAAGCACACTTGTTGATCCTAAACTTTTGTCAGATATAGATGCTTATAAATATTTATCTTTATGCGAATATAGAGGATATCTTCTATTGTTAGTTGGAAATAATATATTTCTAGCAGATGGAAGGCAAATGTATGAAAGAACTAATAACAAGCCAGAATATGAATGGTTTTATTGGGAAATGAATAATAATCCAACATATATAGTAAACATAAATGATCAGTTATTTTTAGGAACTATTGATGGCAAAATTTACTATGTAAATGATGAACAATCAATAGATGGAGACACAGTATTTACATCTTGGTGGTCAACAGCAAAAGATTGCTTTAAATATGAAGCATATACAAAGATAACAAATAAAAGAGGTGGCATTGCTAATTTTGAATTAACATCAACAGAACCAATTATTGTTAGAGCAATTACAAATAAAAAGTCAGATCAAGTTGGGGTATTTACTTGGTATGATGATGCGACAAAGCAAGGATATGGAGTTTATAGAATTAAAGAGAAAAAATTTAAATGGTTAAAAATAATGTTTTCTTGCAATGGTAAATTCAGATTATATTCCTGCACAGCAGAAGCATATATCGGTGGATATTTAAAAAGATAATGGAGGTTAAAAAGATATGACAGAAGAACAAAGATATGCACAATTAGAAGCACAAAAACAAAGTACACTAAACAATTCTAATAATACATATAATGACTTATTAAATGCTAATACAACATATTCTAATAATTATCAGCAATACTTGAATGATTATCAGACAAAACAAAATGGCATTTATGATAAACAAACTGCTTATGTAACAGATTTACAAAACCAAAATAAAGAAGCAGCACAAAAAACATATGAAAATGAAGCAATAAAAAGTAAGAATGCTTATTATAACTTCATAAATCCATATGGTGCACAAGCAGAGATCCAAGCAAAGAATGGATTACAGAATAGTGGTTATAGTGAAACTACTAAACTAGGTGCTTGGAATACTCAACAGAATAGAACTGCAAGTGCTAAAACAACTCTTGAAGCAGCAAAATTACAATTTGATAATGCTATTAAAGAAGCATTGTTACAAAATGATACTAATAAAGCAACATTAGCATTACAAATATTAAAACAACAACAAGAAGAAGCATTAAGAAACTTTAATTACACATCTACTACTAAACAATCACAATTAAGCAATAATCAAGGATTAGATAGCGAATATAACACAAGATATAATACTTTATACTCTAATATTCAAAATGAAAAAGCAACAGCAGAAGCAATAAGACAATGGGAAGCAGAACAAGCACATCAAAAGCAAAGAGATGCTATTGCAGATGAACAATGGAGAAAAGAGTATGAATTATCAAAACATAATGCTAGTCGTTCGTCAGGTGGCACTAGCAGTAGTGGAACATCTGGCACTTCTTTAACAGATAGTGGTAGTAGTGAAAAACATAACTCAACTTATACTCCATTCTTAAGCAATGGTAATGCTATAAATTGGGCAAACAATAATGTATATAACGGTGGTAGTAAAACATACTTTACTAAAAACCAATTAGCAAGTATTTTACAACAAGGATATAATGCAGGACAAATATCTAAAGAAGATGTTAGTAAAATAGCATCATCTTTTAGCTTTTAAATAATTAGAAAGGTGGTGTTTAATGTCTAATTTTATAGATGATATAAACAATGAATTAAATCAAGATGACACTTGGAAGAAAAGAAAGAACCAAGCACTTGTCTATGGAAGCGATGGAGTAGGTAGAGTAGTAAATACTAATACTCAAATGACAACAAACACATCAAATAATACAAACACTAATAATAAAATAAATTTACCATCAATACAAAGAACTAACACAGATATAAAATATCAAGCAAATCAAAATTCTTTAAATAAAACATTTCAAATGAATAATCCAACAGTTGATACAACAAGAAAAAACACAAGTGATGATAACAGTATATCTAAATTTTTAAGTAATATATTTAAAAGCAGTGATAGTTTAAAAAAAGGCGATATATTAACAACAGCAACTAATACATTAGGTGATATTGGTGCTAATGTAACACAAGGATTTTTAAATACAGCAGAAGGAGTTGGAGATGCACTTCAATATGGTGTATCAGGTCTTTTGGGAATGTTTGGTAGTACTTTTAATAATCAAATGTTAAAAGATGCTTCTGAAGCAGTAAAAAAGAATGCACAATATAATTCAACTGGTGCTTGGATGGGAACTAATGATGATGCAATAAATAAAGGTTGGATGACAGAACTAGATAAGAATTCTGTTTTAGGAACATCATCAGACAGCATAAGTCAAGGTGTTGGTAATATGATGGCAATGATGGGATTATCATATATTGATAGTGGAACATTAGGTCTGAATGTAGCAGATCCACTTGCATCAACAACAGGAGTAGCAGGTAAATATGCAGCAACAGCAAATGCAGCAGTAGAAGCAGGAGCTATGACAACAACACAAGCAAGTGCATATGTAGCAGCAAAAGTAGGATTTTTAACAACAGGTATAAACTCGTTTGGAACTGCTTTTGGTAATAAACTATCAGAAGAATATAATAATGGCGCAGATGATAAAACAGCATTTACTAATGCAACTATAAGTGGATTAGCAGAAGGAATAAGTGAAGAATTCTTTGATGGTATTCCTGGTGCTAAATCAGCAGGTTGGGGAGAAAAAAAGAAGAAGCAAATTGCTTCTAAACTAACTGAATACTTTGATAAAAACTCTGGTAAAGCAATAGATACTTTACTTGAAATGAATGGTGAAGGTCTTGAAGAAGTAATATCAAATCTTATTGAAACAACAGGAACAGATTTAGTATATTCAGTAAATAAGAATTATAATAAAGGTGATTTAAGTGGTAATTTAGTTACAGATTTAATAAACACAACATTCTCTAAAGAAAGTGTAGATGCTTATTTATCAGCAGCAATATCAACTGGCATTATGCAAGGTGGTAATGTAATAGTACAAGATGCACAAAAGAGTAATCTAGTAAATAAATTAGTTAAAGAGCAAGGATTAACAGAAGAACAAGCAAAACAAGCAGTAGATAAAATGTATAATACTGAAAGCAACACTTCTACTAATCAAGATACTCAAGAAAATACACAAGAAGATAACACAACAACACTTGATATAAATACAAATCAAGAAGTATCAGAACAACAACAGATATTAAACAACATAGAAGAACTTAAATCTGAACAATCAACAACAACAAATCAAAAGCAATTAGATAAAATTGATAATAATATTCAAAAATTACAAGAACAATTTAATTCATTACAAGAGCAAGAAGATAGCACTAGCAATAGTGCTTCTTTAAGTATGCAACAAAATGAACAAATAGCACCTATTGTGAACGAACAACAACAAATAGCACCTATTGTGAACAATACTAATAATACTAATTATGACTATTTAACAGCAAATGAAAATAATAGTAAGTTTTTAACTGAACAAGAGAAGCAGGAACTTAATACTATAAATAAACAATTAGATGGAGAGATTGAACCTGAAACAAGTGAAGATCCTAACATTAAAAAAGCAGTAGAAAGAGCAACAGAATTACAAGAAAAAGCAACAGGAACTATAAGCGAAACTAAATATCCATCATTAAAAGCCAATCCTAGTAGTTATGATGACATAAAAGATATATATAAATATACTCACGATAAAGATTTTAATAGCAAAATAGCCGATGAAGTAGCAAAAAATGTACCTGGATATCAAAATTCTAATAGAAGAACTAAAGAACAGTGGTTAGAAATAGCAAAAAACATTGGTGCAAGTCTAAATGTTAAGAATGATGCTGATTTAAGCAAGTATGCTATGCAAAGTTGGGCATATTTTACTCTAAATCAAAAAGAAAACCTTAATAGACAAGGTGTTAAGTACAATAAATTTACAGCAGATGAATGGGTAAATGCAGTATATCAAGGTGCTGGAGTAGGACAAACAACAACTAGACAAATTGCACCTGTATTACAACCAACTCAAATTAAGACTTCTACAAAGCAAATAGCACCTGTGCAAACAAATACTCAAGCACAGCAAGAAAGTGTCGCAGAAGCCACAAAATCATCAAAAAATAGCAAAATAAAAGCACCTGTCAATGAAACATTAGAAAGTACTGCTAAAGCAGCAAAAATAGATACTACTGCAAAAGGTAAAGCATACATAAATACATTACAAGCAGTACAAGAAGCAAGAACTGAAATTAGTGGTAGCAAATTTACTATACTTATTGATCCTAATGTAAGTGGAAATGGAGTATGGTATGAAGATAGTAAGACAGGAAATAGATATGTAAGATTAAATCCTAATTCAAAGAACTCAATAGAATATGTATTGCTTCACGAAATAACACACGATTTAGAAGGAACACCAGAATATTCTAAACTTAAATCAACAGTTGAAGAATTTAACAATGGTAAACTTGGCTATAAAGAAGCAAAAGATAATTTAACTAACATATACAAAGAGTTTGCAAAGAATAATCCTGATAAATTGGATGCTAAAATACTAACAAGTAAATATATGAGTTATGAAACAACAGCAGATACATCTGCAATGCTACTTGGTGATAAAAATTTTATTGAAAGTCTATCAAAAGAAAGAACAGTAATGCAAAAAATTACTGATAAACTAGATGAAGTATATAACATCATCAAATCATACGCAAAAGGTGATCCTGAAGCAGCAAAGAATGTTAAATTCTTATATCAATTAAGAGAACAATATAGACAAGCATTTAATACTACATACAATAACAACAGTAATGCTAAATATTCTGCTAAATCATCTATTGAAATAAACGATAATATAGATGTTGATAAATTAACACCATCTGAAGCAGGTGATATAGTATCAACAATATTAAAAGACAACAATCTAGACACAAAATATAGTGATTTGAAGCAAAAAATAATAAATAAATTTTTACTTGATGATACATTCGCATCAAAAATAAAAGAAACTAGCAAAGAATTACAACAACAAGCAGATATAAGAAAAGCAGCAGAACAAGCAAGTAAAATTAAAAAATATGATACAAAAGTAAGCAATATTCAAGGATTAGAAAATTATGATCGTGGAGATGTTGAACAGTATGTATATGACTATATAGAAAATGAAATATCTGGTATTAAAGGTGTAAATTATTCAGATGCTGCAGATAGTATTTACATTCAAGGAAGCAGAAATAGAGGAACTGCAAGACAAAATAGCTATTTAGATGTCGCTTTTTTCTATGATGGAAAAGCAAAAGAAGATAATTTATTTAATGCTTTAAATGGAAAAGATTTTAATTTAGATGGAATAAATATTGATATCAATCCAATAAACACAAATAACATATCTAAAGAAGATTATATAAACAAGTCTAAAGAATATGATAATAATGTATTAAGCAAAAATAGCAAAAATTTATTAGCAATACAAAATATATCTGAAGATAAACTTAAGAAATCTTTAGAATTAGGTGGATTTGCTTCTCCAAGTATAGCAATAACAAATCCTGATATTGTTAATCATAGCGAATTTGGAAATATATCATTAGTATATTCTAAAGATACAATAAATCCAGAAAACAAACAAAACGAAGTATATGATAGAGATGTTTGGTCTCCAACATTCCCAACAGTAGAATATAAACTAAATGATAAAGAATTAAATAAAATATCAAATACAATAAATAAATTTAAAAATGTATATTCAAGTAGTGCAAATAATTATTTTGTTAATAATCTTGAAGATATCATAAATCAAAATGGAATTGATAACACAATAGAACAAGCTAAAAAAAATTATGGTATGAAATATGTATATTTAACAAATAATACAGATTTTCAACCAGTTATGAAAAACAAAAATTTCAGTTATGATTATTCAAATGATATTTTACAAGAATTTATAAACAACTATAAAGGTAATAAACCATTAAATGAACTATCTTATGATGAAGAAATGTCTTTAGGAAAGCAAATAAAAGATATTGTTAAACCTATTGAACAAGAAAAAATAGATAATAAAAACTATTTGAGTAATGTATCAGAAGAAGTAATGAACAATATTAAAAGCATTGAACAACATAATTTAGATAATTTAGATAAAAATTATAGTAAAATTGATCAATTTATTAAATCTGCATATCAATTACAAAAATTAGGTAATAATTACAAAGAAATTGATCAAGAAGCAACAAATAATTTAATTGATAATGTGTTAGATAAAAACAAATATAATAAATGGATAGACAATTTATTTTCAAATGTTATTGAGAAAAAAGGAATTGTTAATAATAAAGAACTATTTACACCATCTGGTAATAGAAGAACATTCAATCAAACACATTATGATTATAATTTAGATAATATTGTTAAAATGATGACAGAAGGAAGAACGCAAGGTGGAGAACAAGGTATTTTTTCTAATGGATTTGGATCTATTCAAGCACAAATGGCTAATAAATTTAATACTATTGATGAAATAAAGAATAATCAAAATCAAATAACAAATAATAATAATAGTTTATTAGAACCTATAAAAATGAAACTATTAGATGATATAGATAATATATCAAATAAATATATAGGAAGCAGTTTTACTGGATATGATAATGCTGAAGAAGCAATATTAGAACTTGAAAAAGGTAAAATATCAAAAGATAGATTTTATAGCATACTGAAAGATTATGGATTTGATTTAAATCAAATAAATGATAGTGATATAAAAAACATTATTGATGATTTAAACTCTCTTAAAAAAATACCAACAGATTATTTTGAAGCAAAACCACAAAGAGCAGTAACTTTTGATGAGATAAAAGCAGTAGTTGTACCAACAAATATTGATAATAATTTATTAAAAGCATTAAAAGATAAAGGGCTAAATATTGTAACATATAATGAAAATATTGATGGTGATAGACAAAATAAAATAAAACAATTAAATGATTATAAATTCTCAATAAATTCAAATAATGGTAAATGGCAACAATATCTAAATAATATTAAACAAGAAGTAGCACCAAATAATGAAACAACAAAGTTTAGCGATTTAATTGCACCAACGAAATCACAGATAGCACCAGTTAAATATTCTATTGCAGCAAATACTCAAAATGATTTTGTTACTATTAAACAAGAAGCAAAAGAAATAGCAAAAACACTAAATAATAACAACAATATTGCACCTAGCAAAAATGGTAATCAAAGAAGCTGGGTAGATACTTCATTAGAGAGTAAAGTTTTAAAAGGCAAAATTACTATCAATGATTTAGATACAAATAGAGTAAATTATCAACCAATATCTAATGCAAAGACATTAAACAGAGCAAATACAAAATTAAATAATATGGGATATAATCAATCAATAGACTATGTTAGATCTAAAATGTTTGATGGCAAGATATCTGTTGATGATGTTGCACTAGCAGAAAGATTGATACAAGAAGCATCTAAAAAAGGTGATGCAGCAACAGCAAGTGAATTGATTATGGATACTGCTACTCTAGGCACTGAACTAGGACAAAAAGTACAAGCATTAAGTATTATTCAAAGACTAACACCAGAAGGACAACTTGCTTATTATCAAAAAATAGTACAAAGAGCAAAAGCAAAAGGTGATACATCATTCCAAAATGTTGAAATCACTAATGATATGGCAGAAAACATACTTGGTGCTTATAACAAAGATGGTAGTTATGACCAAAATGATTTAAATAAGAGAGTAGAAGAATTCAAACAAGATGTAGCAGATCAGATGACTTCTACTAATTCCGAAAAAATATTGTCTTGGAGATATTTATCAATGTTAGGCAATCCAAAGACACATATAAGAAATGTAGTAGCAAATGTTGCTATGAAAGGTGCTGCTGAAGTTAAAAATGCAATGGCAAGAACAATAGAGAGTGTAGCACCTATTAGTCAAGAACAAAGAACAAAAACTTGGAAAAGAACAAGCCAAGAAGTAAACAATTATGTAGATAACATAGTTGATGAAATGCAACCACAAATATCTGGTGAAAGTAAATATTCAACAGGTAGTCAATTAAATGAAATGAAATCTAAATTTAGTAATAAATTCCTAGATAGCATTGATAAGTTTAATAGCGATATGTTAGAAAAAGAAGATTGGATATTTAGTAAGAGTGCATTTAAGAGCACATTAAAAGAATATCTAACATCTCAAGGCATAGAAACACAAGAAGATATAGATAATAATCCTGAAATAGTACAAAAAGGTAAAAACTATGCAGTAGAACAATCACAAATTCAAACATTTAGACAGTATTCGTGGTTGGCAAGTCAATTAAATAGAATTGAAAGTAAAAACAAATTAACACAAATTGCTATGGGTGCAGTAATACCATTTAAGAAAACACCTATAAACATTGCAAAGACAGGTATAAACTATTCTCCATTAGGGCTAATCAAAACAATGAGCTATGATTTAGTACAAGTTAAAAATGGAAATATGGAAGCAAGTCAATTTATTGATAATCTATCACAAGGTATGACAGGAACAGGATTAGCATTACTAGGATATGCACTAGCAAAAGGTGGAGTTATAAATGGTAGTGGTGATGATGATAAAAAAGATAAATATGATACAGCACTTGGTAAACAAGACTATTCACTAAATATTGGTGGAAATACATATTCTTTATCTTGGTTATCACCAGTAGCAATGCCTTTATTGATGGGTGCAAATGCTTATGAACAACTAGAAAACAAAAACGGATGGAATATGAATATTATTACTGATACTCTAGCAAAAACTTTAGATCCTATTAGTGATATGAGTTTTTTATCTAGTTTAGATGATGTATTAAGTTCTTATTCTAGTGGAACACAAAAGGTTGCTGCTATTGCAGAAAATGCAGCACAAAACTATATAATGCAATTCTTCCCAACAATGTTTGCACAAATAGCATCACTAACTGATGACTATAAGAGAAGCACAACTGCTTCAAGAAATAGTCAATGGAAGTTCGGTGAAGAAACTATGAAGCAAATAATGTATAAGATACCTGGATTAAGAGAACAACTTGATCCAACAACAAATATATGGGGTGAACCAAATAAACAAAGTGATAATTTAGTACAAAGAGCACTTGAAATATTTATCACACCATATACAAGAAAGACTTATAATGAAACAACACTTGATAAAGAGATCAAGAGAGTATATTCACAGACTGGTAAAACGCAAGTTATACCAGGAACACCATATTCTTATTTAAGTTATAACAATGTTAAATATGAAATGTCATCTAGTGAATACACTAAATATAAAGAAACTTATGGTCAAACAGCCAATAAGTATTTAAATAATTTAATTACTACTTCTGCTTATAAACAAGCAACAGATGATCAAAAAGCAAGTATGATACAAAAAGTTTATGATTATTCTAAAGCATCAGCAAATAGCGAATACTTTACAAGTCAAAAAGTAGATTATACAAGTAGTGATTTAACAAAATTAAATAAAATAAAGACTTCAACAAACAATGATAAAGAAGCATCTAACTATATTGCAGTAGATGGATTAGCAAGCTCTATTAAGAATGATACAAGTTTAGATACTGAAACTAGAAAAGTAAATGTAGGCAAAGCAATTACTTCTTCATCATTAAACAACAATACTAAATATTCTTTATATAGTGGATATTATAGTGATGGCAATTCACAAATTGCTGAAAAATTAGGAATAAATGCAGATGAGTATATAGATTATGCAACACAAACATTTAGTTCTGATAAAACTGAAGATGGTAAAACAATATCAAATTCAAAGAAAACAAAAGTTATAAATTATGTAAATGGTTTAGATCTATCTATTCCTGAAAAAGCAATACTTATCAAAATGGAATATAGTAGTTTTAAAACATATGATAATCAAATAATTAACTATATAAACAATCAAGACTTAACAAAGCAAGAAAAGACAGATATCTTAACAGGTTTAGGATTTACTGTTAAAAATGGGGTGGTGTATAAGTGAGTTTACAAGATAAAACAAAAACAATGACAGCAGAGCAATTAAGAGAAAGATATAATCTTGATGCTTTATCAGATGATAGAAAAGCAATTAAACTTAACACTAGCACTATTACAAAAACAAATTCAGTGATAAACAATTTTACTGAACAGACAATAAAAGATATTGATAATTTACAAAACCAGATAGATGGAAACATTACTACCTGGTTTTTTAATGGTGCACCAACTCTAACAAATTCACCAGCAAGTGATTGGAAAGCTGATACTGATAAAAACAATCATCTAGGCGACTTATATTATGATCAGGATACTGGTTATGCTTATAGGTTCGCCTTGAGCAATGGTGTTTATTCGTGGATGAAAATAACAGACACAGATGTAACAAAAGCATTAGCAATAGCAAATGCAGCACAAGATACAGCAGATGCAAAAAGAAGAGTATTTACTACTACTCCAACAACACCATATGATGTAGGCGATTTATATATTGATAACTCTAAAGACTTATATAGAGCAACTATATCAAGACTTGCAGCAGATACATATCACGCAGAAGATTGGATACTTGCTACTAAATATACGGATGATACAGCAGCAAATGCAGCAACTGCTGCACTAGATGCTTATAAAACGGAAGTATCAAGCACTTATGCAACACAAGCAGCATTAACAACAACTGCTAACGGCATAAATGCAAATGTTAGTGAAACAACAACAAAGGTAACAGCATTAACAACAAGAGTAAGTACAGCAGAAACTAATATAACTACTGCACAAACAACTGCTGATAATGCTACTACTACTGCTAATACTGCTTCAGCAACAGCAACAGAAGCAAGTACTACTGCTACTGCTGCTAATACTGCAGCAACAAATGCACAAAGTTCTGCAGATGCAGCACAAACAACTGCAACTAATGCACAAGCAAGTGCAACAGATGCTGGTAACAATGCAATGTCAGCATTAAATAAATTTGCAGATTATGCAACACAAGAATATGTAACAACACAAGTAAACACAGTAAATGCTTCTGTAAATGCTAATTCGGCAAATATAGATGTTATAAAAGAAACACTTGAAAACGGAGTAAGTAAAGTTAAGACAGTTAAAGGATTTACTTTTGATGACAATGGTATGACTATTGATGCTACTAATTCACCAACTAAATCAGTAACTGATACTAATGGATTAACTGTTACAGATAAATCAGGAACAGAAAACAATGAATTGATGTTTGCTGGTTATGATGAAACATTAAAAAAAGCAATAGTTAGAGTAGCAAATATAACTATTGGTAATCAAGATACAACGCAAAGCAGTTATTTTGTATTTAAAAATTGGAGAATAGAAGAAATTACAGATGATACATATGGAGAAGGATTTGCATTCTTCTATATAGGACAGTAGGTGATTAAATGGCAGCTTTATCAAAAGAATATCAATTATTAGGCAATGCTTATATTGGCAATTTAGGTGGAGAAGATTGTTATTTAAGATTATATGGTAAATACACTGAACAAGATATAGCAAATAACCGTTCTTATATAGCATATCGTTCTGCATTTTATATTGCTCAAAGTTATGGATATGTTTATACAGGTGCAACAACAACTAAATACATAAGTGGAAGTGGATTAGGTGGATCAAGTAATGATGCAACAGGTAATTATTATCCAGGAGAAACAACACTTTATGAACAAGGTGGATGGGTAACGCATAATGATGCTGGAGAATTAAGTGTATGGGCAAGTACAAGATGGTACAGTAGTCCGTGGGGTAAAGATACATCAACATCATTTAGTGCATCACTTCCAACAATACCAAGAGCATCATATCCAACGGTATCAAATAGTCAACCATACATTGAAGATACAATAACTATTTATACAAATAGAAAAGCATCATTTACTCATAAATTAACTTATAAAGCAAGTGGTCAAAGTTCTGAAACAACTATTGCAACTGATGTTACTGATAGTACTAATTTTACAATACCATCAAGTCTATATGCACTAATACCAAACAGCAAAACTATTGGAATAACAATTTATTGCTATACATATAATGGAAGTAATCAAGTAGGAAGCACTCAAACAACTGAAATAACAGCAGTAGCAAGTGAAAGTAAATGCTCACCTTATACAGATACACCTATTTATACAGTAGATAGTTTAACTAAATCATTAACATCAAATAGTGGTATATATGAAACATTTATAAACGGTGTTACTGATGCAACTATTGAATTTATGTGTGCATCAAAAAATAGTGCAACATTAAGCACTGCTTTTTTATGGAGATATGATGGAACAAATAAAGTTATTGTTTCAACAAAAACATTAAGTGGAACATCAGCAACAGCAAGTATAAGTTTATCAAATATAACATATTCTAAATTATATCCAGGAGTAATTGATAGTAGAGGTTATTCTTATTATTCACCTTTTGGAATACCAGCAAATTTTGATGAATATGTAAAACCAACTATTGATGGAGAATTAAGAAGAACTAATCAAACAAGTTCTGAAGTTAAAATACTTACTTTAGGTGGTAATTTCTGGGATAAAGAGTTTATTCAAGGTGGTGGAACAAATACTTTAACTTTATCTTGGAGATACAAAAAAATAAGTGATCCAGATACATCATATACATCTTGGGTAACATTAAGTCCTACTTTAACTTATGATACAACAAACAATAAGTATTCATTAAGTAGTGCAATAAGTTTAGGAAGTTTATTTGATTATAAATCTTCTTGGAATATTCAAATTAGAGCAGTAGATAAAGTGTGTGGATCAGCATTAGGAGATGCTGCAATAGTAAGAACATTTACAATAACAAGAGGAATAGAAAACTTCTCAATATTTCAACACGCAATAAAGATGAATGGTGAAGTAATATTCTATGATAATTAGGAGGTAAAAAAAGTATGAAATACTTGACAAGCATCTGTAAGGATGCGACAATTTTACGAAACGAAACGAAACGAAACGAAACGAAACGAAACGAAACGAAACGAAACGAAACGAAACGAAACGAA